GTATAAAGTCGTTAATAAGTTGACCCTTAGTAATCTGTGGATACTCTTGAGTCCAGATTTCTATATATCTAGCACCGGCTATACGATACCACTGTTGCTTTTCAGCTAGTGTCATATCAGCATATAGCTTACCATTAACAACTAAACTGCTTTTAGCAACCTCCATAAACTGAGGAAGATAGAAGGGCATGTTTTTTACAGCAGCCCTACCTGATCTAATATCCTCATTAGCTATCATTTTTTTAAGCTCTAGCAACTCCTGATTAGTAACAGGAACACCAGTAGAGTCACTACCAGTTTTTTCTATCGTTCCTATTTCAGCTTGTATGTCGCCGTCGTTCATATTCTTGAGCTCAGTAGCTCTCTTCTCTAAGCTAGCAAATCTACTTACAGTTTCTGGGTTACTAGCAGCATCCATCAACTCGTCATAATCAGCTTCATTATCTTTATATGACTGCATCTTCTCAAGAGCAGCAGCACCTGTTTTAGTTAGATTGGTTATATCTCTTAACCCATCTACAATGGTGTATTTATTTGCAGCGTTATATGCTTGTATGTGTTGAGCAAAATCTTTAGCCCTAACCTGTATGTTACGATCTATATTTTTGTTTACAGCTTCTTCAGCGTTAGGGGCGGTCTCCTCGTAGTCTAGCTTCTCATCGGTAAACGGAAATAATTGTTGTTTACCGAGAGCAGCAAAATATGAATCTGACATAATTAACCACCAATTCCTAATGTTTCAAGAATATTTGTACCACCAAAGCCACTGTAGATACCTGCTACCTGACTTGCTATCTGTAGAGCACCACCTAATCTGTTGCTTGGTGGCATTAATACAGGTGCACCATACTCTGGTCTTACACCTATTGAATTGATTGCTTTAGCTTTCTGAGACTGGTACATCTTAAGTCTAGCCTGATAGCGTCTTGCCATGTTAGGTCCATACTCATTACGTACTGCATTGTTAAGAGCACCTCGTACTCTTGTTAGAGCTAGTATTCCTTTTCTACCAGCTGTTCTAGATCTACCTTCTTGCTTACCTTTTATGTCTCCGCCTTGAGCGTAGAATTTAGCAAAGGTAGACTCGTATTGAGATCTAGCTTGTCCCTGTACATACAAGGCTCTTTGTAAGTCGTTACTCATTGCACGACTAAAACCGATTGTAGCGGTGTTTAAACCACGTTGACCGGTTGTTTCTTTATTCCAAAATTTTAGGGAGGCAGAGCGATAATTAGCATCTTTCTCAGCCCATCGTTGTTGCGCAGCTCTTCTTTCACCTGCGTTAGCATCCATGCACACGGCAAAACTCTATAAATGGTAAATTGTTTGGTCCATATTCAAACTTACGTAAGAATGTAAACCCTAAAAACTTTAACAGTTTTAAATGTACTGTATTTCTACAGTCTACTATATTCCACAAAAGAGGTTCTTCACGGCTATCGACATACCGCTTCGCTTCTCTTGCAAATGTGATTGGATAACGTTCTATCTCTGGTGTACATAACATCCAGATTGCTCCGTCATCACCTACTCCGGCTAGTCCGGCAGTCTTGCCGTCTGGTACTGTAAAATACACAGCAGAGCCCTCCTGAGCGATCATAGGGAGAAAGGCTATAGGATTGATCCCATGACCTTCTGTAACCTCCCTGTAGTCGTCTGAGCGTAGGTTTGAGGCTACTTCTGTAGCAGCCTCTAATGTAATTGGGTGTATGTAATTAGGCACGTTTGTAAAATCTAGGTGAATAGTCTCCCTCCCATGCCATAGCTTTTAGTGTAGCCGGGGCAGGGTGACTTGATTTAAGTTTAATACCTACGTTTGTATTTTTTTCATATATAGGTATAGTTTTTATAAACTCTTCTAAGTATGGTGCTCTTGATGCACTATAAGAGTCCATAATTGTTGACTCATATACTTCTGAATAGTCATCTTTTCCAACACGTTCAAGTGTAGTCTCGTATAGACCAATCTTACCGAAGTGAAGTTTGATTCTATGTAGTACAAGAGATGAGTTTACATCTGATACAGAACGTTCGCCCTGCATTTTTGTAGGATATAGTTTAGGAAACTCTACTAAATACTCGTATAAGTATCCAACACGTAGTGTCACACCTGACCAATCTCCCGGTACAGTGAAACTTGTACCTGATACTGTGCATATACCATACCTAGCTTGGTCATCAGTAGGAGCTGGTGTACCTCCTTCGTCAATAATAACTAGCTGATAGTTAGGTGTAGTGACATTTGATAACCAACTAACACCACTAAATGTAGTCAGTCCTGTAGTAGCATCGTAGTTACCATTACTAACTGTAGTATGATTATCTAAATGTATTTGGTATAATACGTCATCAAAGTTAACAACTGGGTCAGTCTCAGCCTGTATCAACTTGAGACACTGTAGGAAATTATCCGTATCTAGAAAGTAATATTCATCATTAATAATAAAATGATACTTAAGAGGGTTGTTAAACTTCCATTTAAACCAAGCTTGTTGCTGTGTTTTCTCACCAACTTGTAAATATTTGTATCCAAAGACTGTATCTGAATCAGTTTTACCTATTAATATCATAGAATTTTCTCTAGAATTAGTAAGTAAATCTAAATTTTTAGGTAATAATGTAGGTACTAGCTTACTGATTTCTACTATAGATGGCTCTCCTTCTCTTGCTGTGTTAGCCATTTGATTCATACGGCTAAATTTACCAGAATTATCTAGATAAGCAACTGTAGTTCCTAGTGAAATAGGTGGTATATCTTTATTATAATTAAATGTAGATACACTTCTTAACTTAGCAGTATCTGGATTAAGCACTGTGTCGTCAGATGATAGCAAGAACTGTTGGTTTGTACTAAATACTAACAATCCGGCGTTGATTTGTATACCATCAAATAGATCAGATGGGAACATAGAGGCTGCGGATATATCAATAGGGTCACTAGCTGACACAGTTAGAGCTGATTCTATGAAGAAATCAGGGGTTCCTAACGTACCCGGTCTAGATGTTACAACGTTTTCTCCAGCTAATATAGCTAATCTATTACGGAAAAATAGTACTTTATTAATACGTTTACCTACAAATGTAGGCATAGGGTTAGTATTCGTATCTCCTACTCGACGTGTTTGATAATCAAAAGGTCTAACAGTAAATGTAGTTGTAGCTGTACGCTGTATAACCAACGGCATATTGGTCAATGTATTAGTTATACCGGGTAAAGGACATTCACTCCATGACCCTGCTCCATCTAAATTATTTTCTCCTGTAAATCTGAGGTAGTAATCATCTTCGTCAGACATTCTAGCGTTAGATACTTTGACTACATATCCATGTCGACACATATTAGGTAGTCTTGTAACATCATTTACTGATTTCTGAAAGACTCGCATGAGATCTTCTTCTACAATTTCTACACTAAATGGTGAGTTACTAGATAAATATATACCCGGTCCAATAGTCTTAGCAGTAATGCCACTAGGTAGCTGTGAACTTATACCGGCTAATATAGTATCAGCAGTTACAGCTGTATCAGAATCGAAAGGTGTCGGTGTTGGACGTACTAATCCGTCTCCGTTACTTGAAAGTGTAGCTTTAACAGTTGTAGTTTCTATGTCTGTTACGGTGATATCTAAGTACGCTTGAGCATTACCACTAGCTGCATCGCTAGCAGCTTCTGGAATTACTCGTACAACGTCTCCTACATCCCATCCTTCACCACCATGTAGTAATACAACTTCTAAATTATAGCTACATCTGTAGTTACTACCACCCGGTCCGTTGCTACTAGCGTTATAGTTAGGGCTTACCCCTTGCTGACCTAAAGCAGTACAACGAAATGTTAAGTTATCTTTACCTGTAGTAAGTGTAGTACCACTGCTGTTTTTAACATGTGTAATATTTTCTGATGCACTGTAACTACCCTTGGCTGATACAGTAAACACCTCAGTACCTATACCGGGGCAATGTCCAGTACCGTCTGATTCATCATAGCTGTTACCTGTGATCTTAATTTTAGTTGCACGTTTAAGAGTTGTTAAGTTACCTGTAGATGAAGAGTCAAATATGTTTAGACCATACTGACGTCCGTTCTCAGTTCTCATCAATTCAATCATTGCGCAGTGCGGCTCTGGTCTGTCAGGTGTAGTACCTGTTTCACCTACTAAAGTATTAGAATTAGTAGTGTCCCTGCTGCTAACAAATGTAGTATCATTGATAGTAAGGAACTGTAAGTTTTCTGGCTCACTTGTCGCTAGATAGTTCTGTACTGTTGTCTGATGATCTGTACCATCATGTGTATAACTTGTAGTCATTAACTGACCATCGTTACAACGCCATACACGTACCTGCCCATCAGGTGCTACTTGTCCTATATATGACCCCTCGCTTTCGTCTCTATAATAGTGAAACCAAGAGCCTCCATCGACAACACCTGATAAAGGTGCAGTACCTACTCTAGCTCCACCGGGGCGTTTAAACAAACCAAAGGTTGGATCAGGAATTGCATTAACAATATCTCTAACTTGCCCTTGGAATTTTAGGTGATCTGCTTGCTCTGAAATCCCTTGAATAAAGCTAGGGATAGTTTGTGTAATGCCTGCCATTATCTTCTAAGGTTTCTCCATGGTTGATATGTTTGATACGCAGTCTCGTCTTCAAATCCGAACATACTGTGATTACCTTGGTTACATTCGTACTCCATAACTGCTGCACGACTCAGTGCTTCTGACTGTCCTAGTAACTGTACGAGTTGTGGGTTAGCTACGAGTTGTGTAGCTGCGTGTCTAGATGCTCTGTAAGTTATGTGTGTTTTAAAAACTTGTGGTATATCTTCAAAAGCATATACTCTAACAACATCTAACTCTATGTTATCTGTTATATCAGGAAACTCATCAGTGTGTTCTATCTTGTCATAGAGCCTGCCGTTACGTCTAACAAAGTTGTAAGGTCTTCTAGTCCAGTTATCTGGTAAGTCTATTTTAATTACATCAGCTGGTATAACTATGTGGTTGTTAGCATCTGGTTGAAATGGTACGTGACGCTCTCTGTTGAAGTGCCAACCTTCTGACTGTACTTCTACATTAGCAGTGCGTAGTAAGTTATATATAAATTGTACCTCTGGGTTATTATTAGTAACAACTCCTGTAACAGGATCTTTTAATTGTGTGATTGGTGCTTGTCCGATAGCTCCCAGTATTGAGTTAACTGCGGATAGTTCGGTATCGGTTTCAATAGTTGTGGTAGCCATAAGAAAAAAAGGGAGCCGAAGCCCCCGTATAAAATATAAATTATGAGAAAGCAGAAGGCTTAGTTGCTGTACCAGCGAATAATTCGATAGCAGCAGCAGGGTTAAGTGCGTCAGCTCCCATTGCTAGGCGACCTAGGATTACGTCACCTTGGTAAACCACGGATATGTCTCCGCTTGTTACCTGTACTTGTGGTCCGATTGCTTCAACAACACCGGCGGCTTCCTTCTGGAAGATAAGTCCGCATGAGTTCTCGAAGTCAGATGTACCATTACCGTAAGAGTTAACAGTCTTAGTAGCTGATGTACCAGCTGTCTCGTCTTCCATAGTAACTTCTGTGAAGCTACCTGTGTTTCCGGGATCTGTTACTCCGGGGTTTGTTGCAGAACCTGTACCGTACTTAGTACCAAATCTACCAAAGAACGGAATGTTCATTGACTTGAAGATTTTGATTCCAGCAATTTCGATGATGCCATTACCTGACTGTAATGCGTCACCTTGCTCGTCTCTGTTGATAAGACCGTTAGAACCAACAGCTTGTATTAGTTCGTAGTATTGTCTTGGGTTCAACACAGCAACTCTTCCGTCACCAGAAACTCCTTTCTCGTCTAATGCAGCAGCTGCATCGTAGAAAGCGTTTACTAGAGCTGTAGAGCTATAAGCATCAGATGCGTTTGTAGTTGTACCTACACGGATCTGTGTTCCACCGGGCTCAACGAAGTTAGTCTTAGTGATAGGACTAGCTTGTCTAGCTGCCTTGGTGATTGATCTGAAGATCTTTCTGTCATACTTCTCTGCAAGAGCATAACCGATCTTCTTAGAGATTTCTCCTCTTAGATCGTAGTGTGCTAGTGTTTCATCTAGCTCATAAACAAACGCAGAACTGATTAATAGGTCGTCGCATGTTATGGTTTTTTCAGCTACTGGAGGTGCTCCATCAGAGTTACCTAGTATGCTGTTGCCGGGTGTATGGTACTCGGCTGTTGTTCTACCGGTGAAAATGAACTGAAGACTCTTACCATTTTTAAGAGTTCTCTTCATTACAAGATCTCTAGCGATTGTGTTTCGCTGGAATCCCTTGAACATTTCCCCGCTGAACAACTTTAAATAGAGGGCTCTCTGGTCGCCTGCACTATTCGATTGACCCGGACGAGTTAGACTCGTGGTCAATGTGCTGTTCTGTTGTGCCATTGATATGGATTATAAGGATTGATATTGCTTAGTACTAATTTTTCTCGAGATTGTTTGTGGTCTATCCCACCGTCTAGACGGCTCAAGGTGTCTCCGTGGAGGCTTGTGCCAAGGGCAGGGGAGTCCGACTCTGAGGTGCTCCCCGTGCTGTTATTACTTCACAAATTTTGTGTAAGCAATGCCACGATATACGTAAGTTACTTGCATTGTAATCTCCATATACCCTAGCCCCGTTCCATGCTAGGTTATCATGCGTCTCCGAAGAGATGAACGGACGTGGACTTACCCTACAGCTGGTGCTGTTAGGGCTAC